GAATGAAGTATTGCAGTCGGGAGCGTGGCGATACGGTCGTGACTATTTCCTTGGCGATCTCGTCAGCGTCGATGCACAGACTGGCACGCCATTAACGCGCAAGGTGCAAGCGGTGTCATTGTCGATGACGTCGCAAGGAGTCGAGGAGGTGCGCATTGACTTGGCTGCAATCTGATGAAGCGCAATTGATGCGTGACCGCATGAGTACCGCAGAGCGTCGTGATGATGCGGTGTTCATCTCATTGACCCGCACGGCAACGCTCAGCATCACCACGGCTGGCGTCATCGTGACATGGCAAGCCGTCATAGACAGCGGCGGAGACATGACGGCGTCGGGCTCGTCCATCACGGTGCCCATCGCTGGATACTACAAGATAACCGTCATTGGCTCATTGAGTACACGCGACACGATACACGGAGATTTAGTCGTCAATTCTGTTGACGTTTGCTCAATGGGCACGGGTGCGCAGAGAGATGTGAAGTTTCGGCACACCGCTACCCGATTCTTCAAGGCCAGCGACGTGGTGCAGTATCGAGCGCATACTCAAACAGGCACGCACACGCTCCAAGTGGTAACCGAAGACAGCGCAGGCGAGTCGCCTATATTGCACATGGTGCTGCTATGATTTATCGCATCTACGATCCACGAAACATTACCTATGCGTACTTCGATGAGTACGGCGAAGAGTACGCAGTACTTCCCGACGGTGCCGACGTCGAAGAGCGTCCGTACACCGAAGGGCAAGCAATGCAAGCACTTCGCACAGAACGCAATCTAAGGCTCGTTAATTCAGACTATACGCAATTGCCCGATGTGAATCTTTCCGAGGCTCAGGTGGAAGCGTGGCGCGTCTATCGTCAAGAACTGCGAGACATCACCGAAAACATCGTGTGGAATGTGACGACGTGGCCATTGAGACCGTAGTATAATGACCTCGTTACCGCGGTGTCCTATTCTTGGCAGAACTGCATCGCGGTGATACAATGAAGACGTCGTACGCGGTGCCTTTCCCGTGAACGGTCATCTGCATCAACGCCGCTCCATCACGGGGCGGCGTTGGTGTATGCAAAGAGCCCCGCATCGATTAAGATGCGGGGTCTCTTTGTATCTGCTGTCTGCGCAATGCAAGCCGTTAGGTGCACGCTCGTCAGACACTGCGCCAGTCGTCACTGAGCAGAGCGGACAGTCGGGCTTGATTACGATATCTAATGACCGGCTGTTGTTGCACCTTCATTGTAGCATTGCAGAAACTCGTCGAAAAATCGTCAAAGATAGGAGTTGACAAGATGAATGCGTATACGGTAATATAGCGATGTGGGCATTTGTTACACAGAAAGGCATGGCGATGGACAACTATTATCTGATTTGGCTGTTTGCAATGAAGGCAGCCACGTACCGCGTCAAGATCGCGACACGTCAGCGCAACGCAGCGGCCACGTACACCAACGAGCAGGCTATGGAGTTGGAGCAATCCATTCGTCGCATGGTGCAAAAGCCGTGGATTGGCTCAATCACAGTGACCGCACCGTGTGGCTGTTCGTTCACCTTCGAGAAGACCGAGAGCCACGTCGATGCCATGTGTGATACGCACTGGGTCGGCTCAGTCTTCAACGGTGACATCGATGAATAAGCCAACGATTGACGCTGACCTGATGCAAATCAGCGCAGAGGTTCGCGAACTACGGCAGCGGTTGTTTGTGTACCTGACGATGCGCGAAAAAGAACGGTACACCGCACTGATGGCGAGGATGGCGCAGTTGTCACGGGTTATCGAGCAACGCAAGAAAGAACACGAGGAGGGCCAGCGATGAGCAACACCAAACGCCGCATTGAACGACAAGAACTCACTGACCGGATCGCGATTATCAACGACCGCATACGCACGCATCTGTCGCAAGCGCAACGTGCGGACACGCACTTTGATGCGTACACACACTACGAAGATATTGCCACAATGGCGAAAACCGCACAGTCTATCGTGAAGCAAATCGAGCACATTGACACCATGCCAGTGCAGGAGCAAATGCTGTGAAACAGACACACATCAACAACCTCAAAGAGTACGCAGTTCAGGCAGAGCGGGCGCTGGTCGACATCAAAGGGATGATTCTTTTGTACCGCAACCATCCCGACGAACTGAGACACTACGCTCTGCAACAATTGGTCGGCGAGCTCTACACCAAGACCTGCGCCATGCTCTACGAGTCCAGCATGATCAGCGACGAAGAAATCAAAGAGGGCAAGCGATGACCACGGTGCTTGTCGGTGTGGTCTTGATGGCTGCGGTGTTCATGCTGAGCACCGCTATCGTTGAAAGGTGGAAGTGATGCCTGTTTACTTGATGTTTGGTCTTGGCCTTGCAGTAATTACCGGATGGGCGATTGTTGGATACGTGTTGTTGCACGGAACACGAATTCATATATACGCATTGTTCTTGTTTGCTTGGGTAGTTGTCTTTGCTCTGTGGTGGTGGCAATTATGATTCTGGTGAAGCTTACTATTCGATGGACAGAAGGAATCTACACACCGTGCTTGATGGCGGTCAAAGAAAAAGATGAGAAACTTTCGCCGGGGATACACGAAAGAATATTTCATTATCTCGGCAGCAAACACGACATCTACAAGGGATACAAGACTGAGGATTGGGAGATTGTCGACATCGAGCGCATCATCGACACATCAGCAGAAAAGAGCAAACAATGACCCGCTTAGAACTGTACTACCGATGGCTCACGATGCGCGTCTGGGTTCGCTCGATGGGGCACTACTACGAAGTCGAGGCCGAGCACGCCGATGGATCTGCCAGCATCAAACTTTGCTATACCCGTGACGCTGCGGTGGCGTACGTCGATGCACTGCGCAAAGAAGGGAACCGCAAAGAATGCCAATTCTGACATGGGTGCGCGACGGCTCGCGCATCAAGGCAACGCACAAGACGAAGTCTCGCACCTTCGTCTTTACCTGCGCCATGACCTACGCAGGACGGTTTCGCGTCGACGTCTATACACAGGAAACCAAAGCACAACACGCTTTCACCTCGGACACCATCGAAGATGCGATGAAGATTGCGGAGCAATTCGCAGCGAAGCGGCCGAAGACATGAAATACAACCCCGAGAGCGCAGAGCGGTACGTACAGGGTCGCGGCGAAGAGTTTCGCCGCGACCTCTTCAACAAGAAGATGACCCAGCGCGCAATGGCAGAGAAGCACGGAACGACGCAGTCTTGGATATCGATACTACGCGCAGCGGTTGTACCTCGCGAGCAGCGGCGCAGTCCGCACGAAGTCACCCCGGAGATGCTCGCTGCGTTCAAATCATCGGCCACTTCGAGGAAGCTCGCCAAGCGGTTCAAGATTTCGTACAACACCTTGGAGCGCTTACGCCGACGGCACATCGGGACAAGGATTTCCAAAGAGTTGCGACTTACACCGTCAGCAATGGCGCTTCTTCGGTCAAAGTTTAGCAATGTACGCGTGGGCAAAGCGCTGGGCTATCACGCGGCAACCGTGTGGGAGTGGCGCATCAAACTGGGCATTCGCAAACCGACGGTCAAGACCGTGATTACCGAGGAGCAACGCGCAATCCTCAAAGAGTGCGCATCACGCTACGAAGCGGCCAAGCGTCTCGGGATGTCGGTTGACCGCATCAAACGTTGGCACTTCTTAGTACAGGAGGGATACCTATGAGTCGCACGTTTACGATCAAAGAGCAAATAAACGAAGAAATCATACCGCTATGGGGTCGGTTTCTGTATTGTCAACGCACCGAGTTCACAACGACTGACTTTATGATTGTCGTTGCATCTCAGGGCAAACAGGTACACGGTACCAGTGGCGAATACTTCGCAGACGTGCGCAACGGTTCGTATTATTGGTTCGATGTATACATCACACCGTTTATAGATTCTGTCGACTCTGGCATCATCAAACTCGACGGCTACAAGTTGTTTATCAATCACCATGATGAATCAGCCGATACTTTGGCGCACAACACGCACCGAGCAGCGGTCACCGACATCACACGAAGATTCAAAGACGGAGACTTTGACGGCACCTACACGGACAACGTCAAACGCCATCAGCGCAAAGAAGGGCAGTTGAAATTCTTATGATTCA